TTAAAGAAGTTATCATTAGAGATCCATGACTATAGATTGAGTAATGATATCTTATTTAGAATGGAATCTAATATTGATATCTATATTCATGATACTCTAATGACTATTCTAGATGTAGTTCTAACCAAAGGTCTTAAACCTGAAGGGATAGTATACTCTAAATATAAATAATATACTAGTTGGTAACAAAAGAATAATACTTATTCATTAATATATGATTGGGGAGTTTTACTATGATACTACAAGGTTATTATACACTTATCACTAGTAAGCTAAGGAAAGATAAAACCTCTTTCCGTTCTGAGTTTACTGGGTGGAAATACTATGTCAATAGAGATAATTTTTATGTAGCAGATATCGGAGAAGTATCTTTTGTTATTGATGAGACTGATAATATCATGATCAAAGATCGTACAGGATATATCAATGTCAATAACTTTGATCTTAGAGCCAAAGCTGCATTTACGGATATGATTGAATTCATGGATAGTAAATACTATCAAACACCAGTAGGAGTTTAACTCCTACTGGATATTATTTTATTTGGAGGAAATTAAAATGAAATCAAAAGTTATTCAAGAATTTAAAGCAGAAATCAATGGTATTGAGTTTACTAATCAAGATCTCTATTGGGAAATAGATTATATTATAGGTGAAATTGAAAACACTTTAGATATAGAGCTTCCTACTGAGTTTATTAAAGACTTTGCCGATGCGTATGCTGAATTATACAATAGTGTAGATACAGAATATCTTTATGACTTCAAATCTGAAATGATTAGTTCTTGGGATATGGATATTAAAGATATCAAAGAACTACGATTCAATCTTGCATATGGGTATAAAACTGATAAGCTTGATGAAGTTAATGAGAAGATTGCTGATTGGGATAATACTTACGGTAAGAAATAATCTAATAGCCGCTAGGAGTTTAACTCCTAGCGGCATTTTGTATCCTAATTTTTTTATAGTCGTATATTATAAGGGTGATATGATATATTTATAATGTATTAAGAGTTTAAAAGGAGGTAATATATCATGACAAAACTTATTGAAGCTTTAGCGGCTTTAAACTTATCTAGTGCAACCACAAAAATCACTCGTTTAGAGAACGGGTACGAACTTAAATCCGAATATGGATATAGTGATGGATATTTCCAATATGATGTATTTTATTATGACTGGATGACTGCTGAAGTAGATATGGATGGAAACATTTTATCTGCAGTACGTAAATCCGGATCTGATTTCTGGAATGGTGGAGGTGAAATGAGCGAAGAGCAAGTAGTATCCTTCGGAGACCAAGAATGGAAGTTACCTAATGAGGCTAAGGAGGTAATATTAGCAAACGAAACTAAAATTTTAGAATTAAAAGTAGGTGAAGTATTAGAAATAGACAGTAGTGGTAGAACAGAATATATTCCGCCTACAGGTAGAATTGGTTTACAAAAATAGGAGGTATATTATGGCAAGAAAGACAGTATTGCAACACTTAGACGGATATAATGAGATAGATCTTAAGAACTATCTCTTTTGTATTCGTCATAACCTCAGAGGATCATCTAGGCTTTACACTTTCAAGAAAAGATATATAGTAGGTAGAGATGCTCGTAATATATTGAATTTTGAAGAGCGTCTTGGTAAGCCTTTTGATAAGATTACTTTACGTGATCTTCTTCACTCAGATCAGCGTGCTATGTATACGGCAATCTGTGATAATATCTATTTTAGATACTTTAATATAGATCTTATCAAAGATATAGTATCTAATGCTGAGCTAACTATAGCAGATATTTCAAGTAGATATTGTATCACAGCTAATAAAGCTCAGGGATTGAGTGTATTTGATTTCGATGAATATAGCTATATTGCTAAGTTCGAGGAGGATAAATGATAGTTAAAACCAAACTTAGACATATTCCCGAGAAGGGGTTACGAAATGTAATGTTTATTCATGATAATGGTATCAAGAGAAACAAAGATCTTGATGGTATTACTAAACTACCTGGTAGTAAACGAGCATCAATCTATGGTGACTATGATACAGTAAAACGTCTTGCTGAAACTTTTAATCTAGATGACTTCAGAGATATAACCATTTATCATCTAGCTGAGCATAATTATCTAGATAAACGGATAATGAATAATATCTTCTTACGATATTATAACCCGCAATTAATAAAAGACCTTATAGCTATAAAAATTGGTGAGTATAGACCTAAAGGTATCAATCCTAAGTATATTAGCAGGGTAAAGGATGCTCTTAAGAAGTATTCAGATTCTGCATATCTAAAGAAGTATAGTACATCTTCTAATTGTATCTCATTACTTAAAACTATTAATGAGAGAAATGTAGATCCAGTCGGAACTGCAAAGGCTATTAGACAAATCTTAATAGACATCAATGATGGTAAATTTACATATGATACTCTATCTGATGCATTAGGTAGTAAAAATAGACGTACTGGTCTATTGTATGATAAAATAATGGAGAATATGTATTTTTACTTAAACGTAAAGAAGTATATCAAAGACTTTAATATGTATGGGTATTTTATTCATGATGGTATGAGATATAAGAATCCAAGCGATCTTGATATTCCGATGTATTGTCCATTAATAGGCTTATTAAAGCCAAATAATTCTGGCTATATTTTAACTGAAGAACTTGAATTAGTAGAAGCAAACAAGGAGTAATTATCATGAGCAAAACTGAATTAGTACAAGACGTAAAAAGTTTCTGGAGAAAATGTGGTGGAGACTTAAGTGCCACATATGAAAAATTTAGTAATGATTTCTCACCATCCGATATCTATGATATCATATTGGATAAATTTGAACCACAAGGCGAAGATGATATCAAGTTATGTGATGTCAAGAAAGGTGTAATCCGTCGTTCTATTACTATTAAAGATAAATCTGAAAAGAGAAAAGAAGATAAAGATGGTAATAGAATCAATCCATTTACTTCCGATGATAAAGATGAGTCATTTGAACCATACTCTTCTCTTAAATATCGTGCAGAAGATAGCTATACAACAGCAACAGTCGAAGTGGATGCAAACGATGGTAAAGTAATTGAAAATACTAACACTCGTATTACAGAAGATGATGTTAATGAATATGAAAACAAAGCTGAATCTACTTTGAACTATGAAACTATTGGGTTTGCTTTAGCATTCAAAAATCCATCCGCTAAAGATCTTTTAACTATGGCCAATGGTAATTCTTTAAGATTGATTCCAGCATTTCAATGGCTATATACACAAACAGATCAACCTGAAATGCGTAATAGAATTAAAGAGCTTACATTAGAAATTCTTTTCAAATAACAGCTTAACAACGTAGTAATCATGGAGGTGAAGTTATGAACCCGTTATCTTTAGCAGTAGCTGCAGCTAAAACTATCTGGAGTTATAAAGAAGCTGCAATTATTATAGCAACTGGAATTGCTGCAAAATGTGTATTAGACTCTAAAACATTAGATAATTTATCTAGTAGAGGTATTGAAAAGAAAGAATCTGATCATAAAACTGAAACTGAGTCAATTGAAGATGTAGCCATTAACTCACTTAAAGAATCTTCTAAGAAAGATAAAGTTAAAGACTTAGCTAAATTAGTGTCTGAGGCTAAAGGAGCTATTAATGCTACAAGCTCAGTAAAACAAACTAAAGTTGTACTAGAGGCATTTAGCAATGCTTTAGAAAAGAAAAAGAAAGAAGAGAACTAATGGATGTAGGCAGCAAACTTAAAGCACTAATTCCTAATAGCCAGTTTGCTGCTGGTAAGAAGGAGTTAGTGCTACGATGTCCTTATTGTGGGCATACTTCTTCTGCTGGGAAGAAACACATGTATATAGGCTTATCGAAAGATAAGCCTTACATGTTTAACTGCTTTAAATGTGAAGCAGGCGGATTAGTAAATAGAGTCTTCTTAGATCTATTGAATATACATGATCAAGAGCTAATCCAATATATTGAATTGCATAATAAAGCTATGCGTAAAGCTAGAGGTAATCATTATTCTGCAAATCATATAAAACAACCAACGGTAGCATATGATGCTTTTGAAGTAAACTATGATGTATATCCCGATAAGGTTAAATACATCAATAGTCGTCTAGGTAGTAATCTGTCAGTATCAGAAATGATGAATATGAAGATTATCTTCGATTTTTCTTTTTTTAAACGACAGATTATGAGCTATCTGGGAGCTACAGAATCTGATTTTGAAAGAATTCAGAGGGACTATGTAGGGTTCCTCTCAGTTAATAATACATCGCTCTCTATGCGCTGTATTAGAGAAGTAGATAGTAAATATAGATATCTAATCTGTAAGTTAGATGATAGAGATATTTATAACAAAGCTTTCTGTATACCATCGTTTATACCATATACTTCCCAAAGAATACCAGTACATATATCAGAAGGACAATTTGATATCCTATCGATATATACTAATATCACTAGGGGATCAACTGGTATATACTTTGCTGCTGCAGGGAATAAGTATTCAGCTATATTAAGATATATCTTATCTAGGGGTATAATGAATATGGATATCCATCTATATTTTGATAATGACTCCGCTGGTGAGATAGCTAAACGTCAGATTGAATACTTTATAAAGAATAATATCATCTTCTTTAGAGGATGCCAAGTATTCACTCATGTGAATAAAAAAGATAAAGACTTTGGTGTTCCATTAGAGAAGATAGATGACTATTGTGTCAAAATATTATAGTGGTATGGGCTTAGAAGTCCATACCGCTTTATTTTTTTGTCTTAAACATCACATTAATAAAGGAGGTCAGCTATGGGTAAATTCCTAGATACAACATATACAGCAACGATAAACTCCATTCTAGACTCAGAAGTCAAACGACTGGATAATACGTTTTATACTTTTACAGATAAAGCTCCAACTACTTGTACTTACTATAATCTAAATACTAGTCATAGTACACTAGATGAAGCTTCAAATCTTGCATATAGTTATACTGATGGAGATTCTCCATTAAGATACAATAGAATTAAAGATACTGTACTATATGGTATCGATAGAATCCAAGTACAATTAGAAGCTGGTGACTTTGGTATAGAATCAGATAGCATCGAAGGTGATGCTTATATTATTCCAAATGCATTTAAGCCATATCCACAAGATTATTTTATAATCAATCATACTAATGAAGAGTATCTCTTCAAAGTAACCAATGTATCATTAGATACATTGCCTACAGGGGCTAATATGTATAAGATCTCTTATAAGTTAAGCTCCCATGATGGTGATAATACTGATATCGATGCTTTAGTAGTAGAATCCTATACAATGGATACTACTAATATTGGTACTAACTTATCTTTAGTCATTAAAGATGATGACTATTCATATATAGCTAAGCTAGAGCAAATCTGTACTGATATGATGACTTACTATAGAAGCCTATTCTATAGTGATAAAGTACAGACTTTTATTTTTTCTTATGATGATCATAACTTCTACGATAGCTATATGGTAGAGTTCATTAAACGTAATGATCTGATGAATACTAGTGAACTACCATTCTTACAAGTATCTCATCAGTTAGCTACTAAGTCTACATTTGCATTAGACTACTCTAGATCTTTCTTCCATTCATTAGAAAGAAAAGACATTGGTACAATCTGTAATCCATCTTGCTATGGTATGAAGATTGAAGATAAGACTTCTATTATGTATTATAACTTAGAAGACTACTACTATATCTTCCATGAATATCGTATGGGCGATTATTGGCAAGTACCATCTATTGATGACGATACAGTTATGCGTATCAGAGACAATGAGAGATATGAAACAGATGACTTATACTACTTCAAGAATATAGTTATCGATTACTTTAATAATAATACTGATAAGATGAATAGATATGAGGAATTCTTAATCAAACACCTAGAAGACTTCAACTATTCTATCCCTGCAAACGTGATATTTTACTACGTTCCTGTGATTATATACATTCTACAGGACCAAATTAAAACTATATTAAAAAATGTATCACGTTAACATATCAGTAATCTTAATGGAGGTACTGAAATGAACAGTGAACTCGATCAATATTTCAAAGAGCAAATAGATGAGAAAGACTCATTCGACGTAATGGTTGATGAGAATGCTTTTCTTAACTCTTTGATCACTAAAAGAGATATCGTTGATGCCATTGAGAATGGTGATGACGATGATGAAATCATGGATGATGATGAGATAGCTTTATCTACATTATCCGATGAAGATTTAGATGAATTAGTGGGTGATGAAGAAGACTTCATTGATACCGCTATAGATTAGTAATATTTTAAGGAGGATTTAGAATGGCTGAAGATAAAACTATCCATCAAGAGCTAGATGATGCAGCTGCTACTGTAGAAGATGTAGTTGCTGACTCTACAGCTAATGATAATGATATGGATAATACAATCGATAGCGTAGTTGATGCTATGGATGAAATCGAATTAGACGATGATGACGATAATAGTGACATCGATACAATCGCTGAGCTTGAAGATGAAGAAATCGATATCGAAGCTAACGATGAAGATGACGCTGCTGAATTAGAATTGCTTTCTGATATCGATAATAGTCATCAAACTGATAGCAAAGAATTAGCTGAAGAAATCGAAGATAATGTAGATTTGAAAGAAGCTTATGATCTTATCGATGATGAATTAATTGAATCTATTCAGGAGGCATATACTGATGACTACGAAGACTAAATTCGTTGACGTAACTTGCCGTCAACCAATCCGCTTACGCAACAAAATCGTTCGTGCAATCTATCATGAAAACTTGACTACTCAAGAAATCGCTGATTGCATCTCTCAACACGCTGTTGTTGAGGAAATTCTTCCTACAGGTGCTAAAGTTGTTTTAGACTTCACTAACTATGATAAGTTTGAAGCTCCTAAAGCAGAAACTAAACCAGCTCCTAAGAAAGAAGCTAAACCTGCTAAAGAAGAAGTAAAAGAAGAACAACCTAAAGAAGAAGAAACTAAGCCAGCTAAAGAAGAAAAACCTGTAGTGGCTCCAGTTAAAGAAGAAGAAGTTGTAGAAGACGCTGATCAAAAAGTTGAAGAAGCGAAAAAAGCAACTAAAGAAAAAAAATAAAAAAAACAATTCTCCCATAGGGTCATTGGATCCTATGGGAGATAACTACCTATGCTTTTCTTTTTTTACCATAGATACGTACATGGATGTAGCTATGTAAGTAATGAGCATAGTTTCCTAGTAAGAATATGGACATTAGTTTTAAGAAGCTACCGAATAGTAATACAAACGTAGCTGTATTGATATTACCGGTATTCCATAAGACTACATTATATGCCCATCTTACCATAAACTGTGGATCAAATACTGATCCTAGAATAATAACCGACACTAGTAATAGTGTTAGATAGTAGACAACCAAGTTAGGTCTAAACTGCGTCTCTAATCTTTTCATTTCAGTTATTGTGAATAGCATATTGTACCTCCTGTGTGTAAAAACTATATCGCTATATCACGTTTATAATATATAATAGAGGTTTATTTTATGAGAATCTATTATCAAATGTCAACTAAGAATACTAGCTTCTTAAAGATGCATCAGTATTTGAAGGCTATTGGTATAAAGAATAATAAATTCATGCTTGCACTACTAGATCCTGATCTTGCAAGTATTGACCCACATGATCCTAACTTGAACTCCTATTATAAGGGGAAAGTGTTAGCTGAGTGTATGGTTAACTTCTGGTACTTCGCTAGGGAAGTATGTAAAGTACCAGATCAAGGTGGTAGCGGTAAAGGTATTCCATTAGAACTACATCGTGGGAATATGGCTCTATTCTTCTGCTCCATCTATAATATGAATATCTTCTTGGAGTTACCTCGTCAGCATGGTAAAACATTATCTGCAGACGTTAGATATCTCCACTTATTTAACTTTGGTACATCTAACTCTACTATTGCATTTATGCATAAGGCATTAGATGGTTCCAAAGATAACTTACAAACTCTTAAGAACTTACGTGAGTGTTTACCTCCATATTTACGTATGGATCAAACATTCTCTAGAGATGGTAAGAATGCTAAAGTATCTGATACAGTATTGCGTCTTGAGCATGCTGTTAATAGAAACAAGATTATCACTGTAGCATCTGCCCGTAATAAGACAGCTGCACAAAATACTCTTCGTGGTAAATCTATTCCATTACTATGGGGTGACGAATGGGGATTTGCACCATATAACGAAACAATCTATCTTAACACAGTTCCTGCATTTAAGAGAGCTGCCGATAATGCTAGAGCGAATGGTGCACCATATGGCATCTTATTTACTACAACCCCAGGCTTCTTAACAACCACTGAAGGTATCTTTGCATATCAAATGAAAGAAGATGCTGTACCATTCTCTGAAACTTGGTATGATAAGTCATATCAACAGATTATGGATATAATGAACTCTAATACCAAATCTACTTTCGTATACATCAAGTTTAGCTATGCTCAACTTGGTAAGACTGAAGAATGGTTTAAAGAGATTTGTAAGACAATGAATAACCGTTGGGAAGACATCCGTCGTGAAGTACTTCTCGAATGGTCTCAAGGGTCTGATAACTCTCCATTTACTTTAGATGAATTAGAAACTGTATCTCGATTAACTAAAGATCCAGATTCTGTCATTGAAGTATTAGGTGGTAAATTCCAAGTTAATCTATATGGTAAGATTGACTACGGTCGGAATGGATTACCAATAGATCCACCAATAATTGGTGTCGACGTTTCAGGTGGTTATAGACGAGACAGTTCTGCAATCACTATTATTGATAGTAAGACTACTAAAGTTATTGGTACTTTTAAATGTAATTATATTAGCCAGATTGAATTAGCTAAGATTATAGTTGAGCTAGTTCAAAAGTATATGGGTAATGCTGTAATAAACGTTGAACGTAATGGTGGCTTCGGAGCATCTGTAATAGCACTATTACGTAAAGCTGGACTTACTAAGAACTTATACTTTGAGCACAAAGAAAAGATCATCGAAGAGAAATTCGAAGGTCCTGGTGCTATAAAGAAGACTAAAGCATTAGTTAAAGTTTATGGTCTAGACTCTACTAAGAACGTACGTGAACTCTTAATGGAAATCTTAAGAGAGCGTATGGATAATCATAAAGATAAGTTTGTTACTAGACAGTTGTATGATGAATTCATTGGTCTAGAAGTCAAACGTAATGGTAAGATTGAGCACTCTGCTAATACTCATGATGATTTGACATTCTCTTATCTCATGGCATTGTATGTATGGTATGAAGGTAAAGATCTTAAAGAAATCTTTGGTATTACTAAACAAGTACTCAAGACTGATGATAACGTAGATGATATTATCTTTGACGTTGGTGTAGAGACAGTAGAAATCTACGATGAGATTCATCAGATACAAGTTGAGATGAATAAAGATGACCCTGGTGATATTACTCCAATGGAGAAATTCAAAGCCATGGTCAAAGCCCAAGGGATTACCTATCAAGAATGGGAGAAAGCTGAACGAGCTAAAGAAGATGCTGCTTTAAAAGAAGCATTTAGAAATCCAGAATTCTTGAAAGCTTATGCATATAAGTATAATATGTCTAAAGAAGCAGTGGATCAAATCCGTAATGAAGTAGCTAATGAGTTAGATCCATCTGCATTTACTTCTATCTATAGTTTAGATGATCCAAATGTCAATACACATCTCTCTGGTAACCTTTCTAAGTTCTATGATAAAGTTTAAAAATTATTTAACTAGTTACAATATAGTAAATTTTTATACAAACTTTATTTTTGTAAGGAGGAGCCATGTTCGGATATAGCATGGGTAGTGGCTATGAGTTAGCCAACGAACACCAATTGTCTGAAATACTGGCAAATTTTAGTAGCGATTATATCTATGACATCATTTCCGATCAAATCAATAAACGCTATGAATTTGCAATAGTACCAAAACCAAATATTGTAAACACATTTAAATCAAACTTTGATAATATCCGTGCAAACTTCCCTATGGATGTCGAGAATACTAATGCAGTAGAAGGAGACACATATCGGAACGTAATCGATATCATCTGTAATAACTGCAATGTATCTTTCGATACTACAACGGATGATAATATTTATCTTATTGCTGCTGCACTGTATGACTTCTTAGTCTGTAGCTTCAATAAACACATGGTTGACTTTATCATCAATCTAATTATCAAAGAACAAGATTCTATCTACTCTGCATTAGAACTAGAAGAGTCTAAGAAGAATAAAGATAGCTCTACGATCTATAATCGTAAGACTATGGAGAATACTAAGCTAGCAGTTATCAATGCTAACTTACCACAAGTACTCCAATATATTGCTACATTAGATATTGACATGCTTAATCTTCTTCAAAGTTGCTATCATCAACCTATGGTTGACTTGTTGGTTAACAATATTGGGGAGAATGTTAATATCTATAATACTTTCATGAAAGAGATCTTATCTAATGAATACTTCTTACCGGAGTATATTACTGAGATCCGTCTACGTATTCAAAGTGTAGGTTAATTATGGAAAAGAAAGAAAACAATATCAGCATTGCAACAGGGTATGATAAACCTACCTATAAACCTGATATTAAAGTAACTGATGAAATGACAGAGGCTACTGCCTTTGATCAAGATATTATTTTAGATGAAGATAATGAGGAGATTTAAAATGGGATCTAGAGAAGACGTTAAATACGTAAAGAATATTGCTAAAGATGCAACTGGTTTGACTGAAACTGAGATTGCTGAATTGGAAGCTGTATCTGAAGAAGATATTGCTAACTTTGAAGAAGTTGAAGTTCCTACACTGATTATTCCAGAGCATTTACCAACTGTAGAAGAAATCGAAATGATGGAAACAGTTAAAGTACTTCCTGAGGAGGATTTGGCTGATGCCGCATTTCCCAAAAGCGAGGAAGGAAGTTTGGAAGGACTTCAAACAAACACTGAAAGTGTTGAAGAACCAAGCGGAGATCTTAGCTCCGATGGAGTTTCCGACAGCAGTGAAGATGATAGCCGCAGTGAGGAATTGGAGAAAATTCTAGAAGAGTTTGATGCTATACAAATCACTGTAGAAGACGTTAAAGCTCAAAAAGATGCATCTGATGAATTCAAAGATATTGAACTCTCTGATGAAGTATATCAAGATCTTATTCATACATATGCATCTCTTCAAAATGATCCAG